ATCTACTGACTGCAAATCAGTTCATCTTTAGTACGGCAAGAATTCCGATACTAAGTGAATTTGTAGTAGGGGTTAATGTTCCATCGATAGAGTTTATCAGTGCAGATTTAAATACTGCATATGGTGTTAATATACCAACTGCAACTGGTAAGTACATATTTGAAGATCTTACACTTTCATTTTTAGTAGATGAACAACTAGAATCGTGGAGAGAAATATACGAGTGGCTTCGTAGGCTGGGTCCAATGAATGACGAATCAGAAGCTGTAATGTATGAAAATTGTTTTGATTCAACTACAACAGGTCAACTTACTGTTTTGAACAGTGCATACAAACCAGCATATAAATATAATTTTTACAATATGTTTCCTATATCATTAACCGGATTTTCTTTTACTACAACTGCAGCTGATGCAATTCAAATGACATCATCAGTTACATTTAGATATTCGTATTATGATGTAGAAACAACCTAATGTGAGGTATAGATGAATATTGAATCTCTTCGTACTATGGTACAATTAGATCTTGAAATTGACGAATCGAATTTACATACAGAATCCATTAAAACACCACAGCTACACAATAAATATTTGGTGTTTTATCAAAATTCTAAACTAGAACTAGAAAAATTAGAATTAGAAGAAAAAATACTAAAAAAAGATAAGTGGTTATATTATACAGGTAAGATAGGTCAGGATGATCTGGAGTCTTATGGGTGGGAACCTTTTGACTATAATATACTGAAAACCGATGTTCCTATGTTTATAGATGCAGATAAAGACATTCAAAAAATAAGAGCCAAAAACTCTTTACAAAGAATGCTTGTTGATTATCTAGAAAATGTAATAAAAATAATTACAGGTAGACAATGGAGCATTAAATCTGCAATTGAATGGATTAAATTTACTCAGGGTATTTAATGGATATTACGGTAAAACAAAAAGATGCAGTAAATTTAATTATAGAATGTGAAAAATCTATAGCAAAAGAACTTAGTCAATATTTTACATTCTATGTTCCCAATTATCAATATACACCAGCGTATAAGAAAAAAATATGGGATGGGCAAATTCGTTTGTTTAATGTTTATGGTAGAACATTATACGTCGGACTGCTGGAGTATCTTCAAAAATTTGCAATAGATAGAAAATATACTATTGAAATTGACAGCGAGAATTTACTAAGCACACAAGAAAATACTACTAGTTTAGATGAGTTTTCTGATTTTATTAAATCATTAAACTTAAATCTTAAACCACATACACACCAATTAAAGGCAAGTTTTCACGCATTAAATAAAAAACGTACTCTTTTACTATCCCCAACGGGAAGTGGTAAGTCTTTAATTATATACATCCTAGTTAAATACTGTTTGAAGTATCTGGGAGCAGGTGAACAAATACTTATTGTAGTTCCTACAGTAGGGTTGGTTAATCAACTATATGCAGATTTTGTTGAGTATTCAAATAAAACGTGGGATGTCGATGCAAATGTTCATAAGATATTTTCGGGTGCAGATAAAAAAAGCCAAAAGAAAATAGTTGTTTCTACTTGGCAAAGTCTGTATAATATGCCTAATGACTTTTTCTCTACATTCTCGTGTGTGTTTGGAGATGAGTGTCATTTGTTTAAGGCAAAATCATTGACTGGACTCATGACTAAATTATCAAACGCCCACTTTAGAGTTGGTACTACAGGAACTCTTGACGGTACACTAACTCATAAGTTAGTAATAGAGGGGTTATTTGGAACAGTTTATAACGTTACTTCAACTAAAAAACTTATTGATAAAAAATTACTTTCTGATATAGACATTAAATGTTTAATGTTGACTTATAGTGATGAAATTAAAAATAAAATGAAACGATCTGAATATCAGGATGAAATAAAATTTTTAATTAGTAACGAAAAACGAAATTCATTTATAGAAAATCTTACTTTAAACTTAACAGGTAATTCTTTAGTTTTATTCAACTACGTTGATCTGCATGGTAAAGTTTTATATGAGAATATACAGAAAAAAGAACCAAATAGACAAGTATTTTTTATATACGGTGGAACTGATGCAGATCAACGAGAAGAAATTAGAAATATTTTAAATAAAGAAAAAAATGCAATACTCATTGCATCATACGGAACATGTTCTACGGGAATTAATATTCCATCCATAAATAATGTAATTTTTGCATCCCCATCAAAATCTGTTATTCGAGTACTGCAGTCTATTGGTAGGGGTATTAGAAAAACAAAAGACAAAAAGAAAACTTCTGTATATGATATATCAGATGATCTTACATATAAAAGTCATGTTAATCACACTATGAAACATCTAGATGAACGAATCAAGATATATACTAATGAGAAGTTTAAGTATAAAATTACTCGGATAAACCTTTGAGGAGTAAACATGGATATAACTTACAAATTATTAAAACTTAGTAGTGGAGAAGAACTTATTACCAAAATTCTGAAAAAGAAAGATGGTACAGTTTATATGGAAAGTCCAATGACATTTCGCTCTACTATAATGTCTGATCCATATACTGGAGGACAAAAAGAAATAACAATATTGAAAGATTGGATTGGGTATGCATCAGAAAATACTATTGAAATACCAGAAAGTTTTATACTTTCATATTCTAATCCTATAGAAGCAGCAGTTGAATTATATGAAAAAGAAAAAGAAAAAAAAGTGAATGATACGAAAAAGCAAGAAATAAAAAATTATGATGATATCAACAAAGAAATGTTAAAAGATTTACAAAGTATGATGGATCATGGTCATGATGATGATGATGATATGGAACCTCCAACATTACCATTTGGAATGAATCCAGAATCATTTAAAAGGATAATGGATAATATATCCAATGAATATGAGTTTGAGTTTATAGTTCCACCAGAAGAAATTAGTGATGAAACTACAGAAAAAGAAATCAATCATCCTGATTATGGTAATAGATGGACTGATTGGTGTAATGATACTAGAAAGTATTAATACTATTCTTTTTAACTCGTTACACTCGGATTATATGCACAACTGAAAAAATGTCAAGGAAAAACATGTCAAATAATTATATAGATAATAAACAGTTTTTTGAAAAAATGAAAGTATGGAAAGATTTATTAAAAACAAATCTAGAGTCTGGTGAGGATAAGCCACCAATTACAGAATATTTAGGACAATGTTTTTGGGATATAGCAGAACATCTATCCCGTAAATCTAATTTTGTTAACTACCCATTTAGGGAAGATATGGTTGGAGATGCTGTAGAAAATTGTATAATGTATGCACACAACTTTGATCCGGATAAATCAAAAAATCCGTTCTCTTATTTTACTCAAATAACATATTATGCATTTATCCGAAGAATAGAAAAAGAAAAGAAACAGAATTTCATTAAATATAAAATGCTGCAACATTTAGATCATGATGGATCGGTTCGCAGATGGTTTAGTAGTAATTTTTCGGATTCGGATAAAGAACCAGAGCAGCAATTAGCGGATCATTTTTCTTTATCGTCTAATGATTTAGAAAAATTTAAATCAAAAAAGAAAGTTAAACCCAGTGAAGATAGCGATACTAAATGATACTCATTTTGGTGTACGAAATGACTCTCCGTTATTTTTAGATTATTTCTTTGATTTTTTTGAAAATCAGTTTTTTCCTTATATAAAAGAAAATAATATCAAGACAGTATTGCATCTTGGTGACTTTATGGATAGGAGGAAGTTTGTAAACTTTAATACTTTATCTTCAGTAAAAAATAAATTTTTTGATCCATTAGCTAAACTTGATATTGATTTTCATATGCTGATTGGTAATCACGATACATATTATAAAAATACAAACGAAATAAATTCCCCAAACGAATTATTTTCTGATTTTAAATTCTTTACTTTATATGAAAAGCCAACCACCGTTACCTTTGGGGATTTAAAAATAGGTATGATTCCGTGGATATGTGCTAATAATGAAATTGAAGTATTAGATTATTTAAATACATGTTCATGTGATTTAATTTGTGGTCATTTTGAATTAACTGGTTATGAAATGTCTAGAGGTAATGAGTTTATGGGTGGAATGAGTGACAAGTGCCTAAAAAGATTTGAAACTGTACTAAGTGGACATTTTCATAATAAATCACACAATAAAAATGTAAAGTACTTAGGAACTCAGTATCAGATAACGTTTGCTGATGCAAATGAAACTAAAGGATTTCATGTTTTAAATACCGAAACAAAAGAGTTAGATTTTATTGAAAATAAAAATAAAATATTTTATGTATTAAATTCAGAAGATATTAGTTCTAGTGATGAGTTTTCTCATCTAGAACATAAATACATAAAACTAATCGTGTCGTCAGAAACAAATAAAAAAGATATAGATGCGATTGTTAGTAAAATAGAAAACTCAAATCCATATGATTTGAATGTGTTAGAAGACTTTACATCAAATAATTTAGACACAACTTGTGTTGATTTATCTAAAGATACAATTACAATTATAAATGAAGAAATAGATAATTTAGAAAATGATGTAAATAAAGATTTATTAAAAAAACTTACTAGAGAGTTATTCTTGGAGGCTTTAGATTTATGACAAACAAAAGTGAACAGTGGAGACAAGACACATTAGGCGTATCTAAACATGATTTTGATAATGTTTCGTACATTCAAAATTTTAATATAAGTTTAGGAACTGTATCTGGTTCTGAAATTGGATATTCTGTAGTTGCATCACAAGATATTATGTCCGGAGAG